TCCTAGAAACTTGTGCCTCTGAAACCCCATACAACTCTGCTATTTCCCTGGCCATATTTCGCGTTTCATCGCAGACCGCCCCGACGAGTCTGACACCCGCTCCACGCGCGTTTTAGGTCTCGGTGAACCCACTCCCGCGACCATCTTCAACGCTTGCCGTCTGTGAACATAGACCATGCCGCACAAGATCTAGAATCTCCACCACCTCTTGACGAGACAACTTAGAACTCCCATTCTTCTCCCCAATCGGATGAAAATGCGTCCCATGCCTCCGCTTATCTGCCTGATTCTCCTCTTTCGTTCCCCAGCAAAGATTACTCACATGATTGTTCTGAGGATTACCATCCAGATGACGGCATTCCATGCCTTCTGGACATGGACCGACAAATGCTTCGAGGACAAGACGATGTGCAAATTTACGACAATACGTCCCATCCACATAAAGCTTATACCTAACATAACCATCCTTGTCCAGAGATTGCATAAGAAATTTTCCGCAAGAATTCGCAGGAAGCTTAGAATCAGACCAAACCCTCCCATCCTCATAGATCCAGTAACCTGGAAATTCAAATATCTCTTTCCTGTCCATACACATTATACGAATCCAAACTACTGCTGGTTCACAACGAGCCCATGAATATCCAAAAAACCACAATACACAACCTTGTGCATTTCCCCATCTAATCCCTGCACTTGCACATTCCATGGAACTGACTTATCATAGTACACACGACAGCCGGGAACCAGCTCCTCTGGTGGTGGAAACCACTTCATCTTCTTTGTTTTTTGATCTCTAAGCCAAACTCCAGGCCCTATCGACAATAGTAGACCAGTTCCATCCTGATGATCCTCTCGGAACTGCTCAGGGATATCCAGTATTCCCAGCTCCCCAAAGGTCTTGGGTGGAGGAGTGGGCCAGATGAAAGCTATGTGCCGCATAGCCTGCACCGGAAATTCCAGCTCACCCTTCTTCGTGTGAAACGGAGTACTGATCGCAGTTGCCACGTTACTCATAATCTGTCTCTCCATTCTTCAGTCGGCACACCCACCAGTGAAATCTTGTACACTGTTTCCTTCGGAGGCCATTCCAACTCTATACCACAGTTGATTCTCATCGTCTCTGTCAGATTCACACCCATAGCTTCCGCACACTGGGTAGCCACATGCTCCGGGAATCGAATATCCCCTGCCCCGTCTGTGAGAAAGCACTCCTCCAGATCTCTAAGCCTAGACCGCACCGTGCCCTGCCAATACAGACAGCAGTAGCATTGACGGTCAGACCAGCCCGGATGCAGCATCTTCATCTTACGTGCATGTGCGCCAATGTCGAACCTCATCCACACCAAATGAAAGAGCATATCCAATCTGAACGCCTCCCTAATGCTGGAGCCTTCGGAGGACAGAGCGCCCTCTTCCCGTAGTTCGGACAGCCTTTCGGATGGTTAGGATATGGGAGGCGACACAGCTTGCCCGCCTCCCCATCATCCAGCATGATCACTTTGACATCTTCCTTGAACCACATCAGACAACGGCCCTCACCTTTGCCACTTCCTGCTGTGTAGAGGCATCCTGAGATCTGCCCAGATAAGTCTTCATCAGCTTCAGAACCTGATCTGTCTTCTCCGCTGCATCCCCGTCTTTCGACAGCAGAGAAGTGATCTCATCCTTGTGCTTCATGAATCTCTCCACACCTGTAATCACCTGAGCAAACTGCTGATCCTTAACACCCAGCTCACCCTGAATAGGCTCGATAGCTCGTTGGAAGTCTTCCTTCGTCATGTCACCCGGACGCTTTCTGAATAGTCCCAGCAACCCCACAAAGCTGCCAAGACCACCCGCCGTCAACGCCGTCGCCAGCACACCCCCATCCGCAAACAGCTCCTGCTCTCGCTCCTGAGCCGCCTCCAGGTTCTTCGTGACGATATCATTGAGATGGCCGTAGTCAATCTCCAGGTTCTCAATGCTTTGCTTCAACGTTGTGTAGCGGATCTCATAGGCCATGTCCACATACGAGTCCAGCTTCAGCGCCTTGTGCAGATTAGGCCACCCCTCGAATTCATTCGGATCAGCCACACCAGACTCCACCACGAAATCCACAGCGCGCTGATTGATAATCGCAGGTGTAGCATACTCACTCAAGCTGGCACACCCAATACCCGCCGCTGCGATAAGTAGAGACACCACCAACACCATTCCAAACAGTAACTTCTTCATCTTCATTCTCCTCACTGAACTATGCTTACATCTGCTGTACCATCCGAACGTGTCACTAGGAACGAACGATCTGCCATCTCTATGATCTTGTTGTCATGTGTCACGATGATGAACTGCAACCCCAACAATTCATGGAACCTTCTGATCATAGCAACGAACTGATCTATCTTGTTCCTATCCATGTTCTTTCCAGGCTCATCCAGTATCATCACAGGTCTGGTACGAGGGGTCTGGATAGACCACACCACAACTCTCAGCACCATAGAGATCAGATCCAGGAGCCCGCCTCCCACCATGTCATCCTTGATTGGCGTCTTTACCCCATCCTCCACCACGTAGAGATAGGTCTCCGGCTGGTTACGAACAATCTTCGTCTCCATCTCAAATGTGTAACCAGAACCAAATACAACTTGAAGGGCCTCAGTCACCATTCCCTCAATGAAGCCCTCAAATTCTTCCTGCGCCAAAGCACCAGTGAGGTTCATGACCTCCTGAGCATCCTCAAGATCCCCCACCAGCACCTTCAACACATTCACACTATCAGACTTCTCTTCCACCTTTTCCAGGAGGAGCTTCTTTTCAGCCTTCACTTCGGATAAGAAGTCTGCATATTTGGAAATGCTACTCGTTGCCATCTGATCCCCCATCAGGCATATAGATTCGCACCACAGTAGCCACAGGGAACTTTGTGGTGGGGAACACTACCGGCTGTCTCAAAGACAGCTTACACTCATCCTCACCCTCACCATTGTACGTATGCCAGTAAGGTTGACCCGTACTCTCATCCCTAGACAGGACCGCATAGCCTGCCAGTCCCCATCTAGAATCCAGCCCCTTACCCTTCGCGTCCTCTGTTAGCTTCTTCGATGATCGTCGCCATCTCTTGATCCAGCTCAGCCATCTTAACTTCATTGTCGTCCAGCTCCTTATTCAGTTGGTCACGCTTCGCTCTTGCAGCATCCACATCATCCACACCAAAATCCTCCTTGAACTGAGCCATCAAAGCATTCAGCTCACCCTCCCTCTGATTCTGACGCCGCACCAGATCCTCAATCTTCTGGCGTTTATCTTTCAGCTGCTTCACAATGTCAGCCATTTCTTTCCTCCAATTTCTTCATGGACCCTGTAATCACTTCCCTCACTGATGTTCGGCTCTCCCTCTGCTCCATGACCCGAAGCAGAATGTTCTTCCACCCCACCTGTGATGCCTCACTCAACTGCAACTTTCGAATGAAGCCATCCAGATCAATCTGCTCCCTAGTCTCTTTCTTCTCCAGATCCATCACCTCTTCAATGGGAGGACATGGGATGGGTCGAATCTCAAACCTGCGAGACTTCGTGTCAAACATGTACACCGCAGGATCGTGCTCCATCTGCGCTTCCTTGAGAGACTTCCGCATCATGACTCCCGGATTCAGAATGATCCTATCCCGAACCCCATCATCAAACCTATAATGATAATCCCCACAACAGCACAAATCAAAGTCCTGGTGGTGCCTCAAGAACGCCCTAGGACCTACCAACTCCTGTCCAGGATACAAGGGCCGATCCCCTATCATACGATGCGTCACCAGAATATTGAACCCCTCCGTAGTCACCTCCGGCACCTCTTCTCCAAAGGAAGCTCCGTACATCGTAACGAAGTCATCCCCAGTGCCTGTGCCTATCGGACAACTTCCCAGCAATGTCACCACCCCTGCCGATCTCAGCACCCTCAGCGGAGAATTATGAAACGTAGAGGCAGAGTGCCCAGATAGGTCATGCTGACCATAGACACAATAGATATGCTTCCGACTATTCCGGATCGTCTCTATTGCCATGGCCGTCACTTTGTTGGACACAGCGTAAGAGTCAAAGAAGTCGCCCACCTGAATCCACACATCGCAGTCATCCAGAACCCTGAGCGCCTTGTGCAACTTGATCTCACACGTCCTCAGATAGTCCTTATCCAGCCTGCGCTCTGGAGCCACACTATGCAAATGCAAATCGCCTAGGATTCCAAGCTTCATTCTTCCCCCTTCAAACGATCCCATGAGCTAACCAGCAAACCATGCTTCATCGCCTCTGACAGTTCCACAGGCTTATACCCAGTCTCCTCCAGGGAGAACAAGAAGTGCTTAGGAGTCACCACCCTCCTCAGTTGTCGCTCCCAATGCTCCGCTGGATTATTGTGGAAATGCCCATGCACATTGAAATCCACCCCACCAAATGAACTCTGGCCGATAGTCATAGGCTTGTGAGACAGAAGCAAACGGAAGTACCGATTCATGGGCTTCTTGATCCCCTTCTTGTACACCACATTCACTACAGCACGATCCATGACTGCCATGAATCCATTCTCCATGTACCACTTCAATGGAAACTTATCATGATTCCCACGGATCAAAATCTTGTGCCCCGGCAACTCACGGATCAACCCAGAAAACTCACCCTTCTTGTAGAATCCCACATCTCCAAGATGATAGACCAGATCACCAGAGCCCACCATGTTGTTCCAATTCTTCACTATCTGCTCAGTGAAGTCCACAGGACGCCCACACAGCTCTGTCATCTTGGTATGAAATAGATGAGTATCGGATATCACCCACGTCTTCATATCTCTTCCCCAATCAGATGCGCCTTCGCATCCTCCGTCAACTCCAGCCCACACGCTGGACATGTCTTAATCTGACATAGCAACTGATGCTCCTCAGCCTGGAGATCTTTCAATGCCTCATCATCTCTCAGCGCATCACGCACCATCTCTGCTGCTCTCTTGATTTTCTGGTCCAAGACAATATCGTCCTCTACATTTTCTTGGTAGGTTGCTATGATCTCTTCCACATCCGAAAGAAGGTCCTCTCTCACTTCCACCACCTCTGTGTCCAATACATCCCACCAAGACAAAGCAGAGGACAAGGCTCTATGCTCCTCCCTGAGTCTCTCCCCATCCTCCACGAGACGATCCATCTCATCTGACAGCATTTGGAATTTCTCTTCCGAGACTGTTGCTTGCGACTCCAGCTCCTCCACTCGATCAATCAACCTAGACAAGGTGCGGACATCCTTACGCAAAGTCTCATTCCTCTCCTCGCAATGCTCGTACTCCTCAATGGCCTCCTCCAGACGATTCACATCTATCTGCTCAAGCTCCTCCACTCTGCCCTGCAAATCCTCCAGCTCTACTTCCTCAGAGGAAAGAGATGCCTTCGCCCCACGCAACCGGGACGTGATATCTGCTGCCACCTCACTCAGCTCATCCAGCCCAGTCACAGACCTCAGGTAGGTTGCCACGGCTCCAGGAGAATCAAACACCAAAAAGAAAGGCCCATGCTGAGTCTGCACGTTCACATCTGACATGCGCACTAGATCCGTCACGTCTTCCGGAACACTGCTACCAAATGCTGTGTAAGGTTCTGGGTTGCTGTCCAACCTGTACTCATTCTTCTTCTTGCTCTTGAATCTCTCCACCACTCCATCATCAAAAGCAATTCGAGCATACGCTTCCTTGGCCCCAGTCTTGATGTAGCTGTCACCAAGAGGACGATTGCAGTTCACCCAATTGAGCACTCTCCGGATAGCAGACTTGCCAACGTGAGAGTTACCCACGATGGCATTCACGCCCGGAGCAAGGCCCAGAACTGTGTCCTCATGCGACTGGAAATTCTTGATGTGCATCTGCTCAATCATCCGTGGCTCCTAAGAAAGGACGAGCCAAGATGTTCACCGGATATGTCTTCGTCACCCGATTGAACACCTTGATCTGATTCTCTGGAAGATCCGACATCAAAAGAATCCCACTTCGCAACTTCATCTCTGTCACTAACATCTTCCCCAACCAGTATGCATCAATCACATCCGTACCAGGACCATCCAGATCCTCGCCCTTGCTCTTGATCTTCTTCACCTTGAACAACTCATCCGGCAACATGAAACCATCCACATTTGCCGCCGCTGCTCTCATCTCCATCTTCGTTGCCTTGCCATGGCACGCAAACAACTTCACCGTCATAGGATCGTGGATACGCATCTTCCCACCACACTGGTAGATCGCATCCTTGAGCACACCAGTCAGCTCTGCAATCTGAAGCAAACGATTGGTGCTGCTCTTTCCTTGATTGATGACATACCCCTCAATACTGAAGTATGCATCCTGCAAATGAAATGGACTGTTATCGCCCAACACATGGACCTGGAAGAGCTGTCGATAGTTTGCTGCCCGCCGTAAATCATAAGCGAGACCTGTCTCTTCCTTTCCCTTCTTCATCCCAGTGTGAATACCATGGTCCAGATCAGCCTTCACGAACTTCATCACATCATGAAAGAACCGATATCCAGACACCTGACCCTTGGCATCAAACCAACAAAACCCTCCATGGTTCAACGATACGTCACAGCCAACAACTACCATACTCGCTTCTTCCTCTCCGGAGCCTTGTGCAGCTCCTGCCATGCAGCCCACACAGCTTGGCGCAGCTCTTCCTCCAAGCCCTGATCTTCAATGAGAGGAACCCACTTCTTGATAGAGAACTCCTCACCGTTGAATGCTACCTTGGTCATCAGCTTCATGCAGTCCGCATCAGACTTCCCTTGGCACTTCGCCAGCAAGGCCAGATTCGTAGAGATGTCATCCAGACCATAGTCAAACTGAAGACGGAATCTGCCACCACGGAACGGAGGGCCAAACCTAGTCTTCTTCGCCACACAGTCCACCCACGTGCCAATTGCCACATCCTTGCTGTTCTTGATGATTGTCTTGTGCTTCAGATGAATTCGCACAGACGACCAGAACTCCAAGCCCTTGCCGCCCACAGTAGTCTCACCACCGAAGGCAGACTTCAGGTTGTCACGAGTCTGGTCCACACACAGCAGTGTCACCCCAGCTTCAGCCATGCGACGATTCCAGGTCCGCAACCCCTGATGGATCTGCTTGGCACGATATGCACCAAACCCCTGCTCATCCATCTTCTTATCCTGCTCAATCTTCGCAGGGAGCGCTGTCAAACTGTCCACAATGACCAGCTTGCTCTTCCCCGACTTGGAGTCTACTGCGCCCTTCAGGAATCCATCAAAGAACTCGCCCAGATTCGCAGAAGTGCCTAAATGGAAATCAGGATGATTGAGATCGAATCCACAACTCTCTGCGAACTCCGGATTCATGGAATTCTCAACATCATCATAGTATGTCTCCATCCCGGCCCGCTGCGCATAGCCCATAATAGTATATGCAAACAAGCTCTTGCAGGTACTGTTGCCACCGAAGACCTGAACTATACGACCAATGGGAAGCCCACCGGGGAACCGATTAGCGACAGCCAGATCCAACAAGGTACAGCCCGTCTGGAGCCACTCTGTCACCTCTGGAAGATCGATGACCTCACAGTCATTCGCCACATCTTCCACATCATCTATCACATCCTTCTTTCGTCTAGACATTGCTCACCTCAATCCTCGCGCACAACTTCCACATCATCCATATCCCTCTGCCTACGATGCCTATTACGTAACTCCACTATGGCTTCCACATTCTGTTCACTTCGTCTACCTTTCATCTCAGAAATATCTCCACTATTAAAGTAGTGATGCACAATCAGCTCGACCAGATTCTTCAGCATCGCACGTCGCTGCTCTGCCGCTGTCTGCAAGATGGTCAAAGAGTCCGCAGCCCTGTTAGCTTCAATGTGCTCACGGATGGCATCCTGAGTATCGTCATGCGCCTGCACCGCTGCCTCCAGGGACTTGTCTGTCACCTTCTCCAACCCATATGTCTGTGGGTTAGATCTCATCTCACCCTTCAATCGGGCCTTGATGAACTCCACGTGCTCCTTGGCTCTCTTCGCATCAGATCTGGCCTGAGATGCCAGCTCCCCAATCTCGGAGAACAGGAGTGGTTGGCGAATACACTCCTGTTCCAAGTCATCAGGATCAATGGAGAGCTGGCCTTTGAAGGCACTAAGATGAGATCTCAGTTCTTCCTCAGTCATCTTCGCCTCCCTCATCCTCCACAATCTGACTCACGCGAGACGCCACATCATCCGAAGGACCATCATCGCCACGACCACGCCCACGCCGACTTGACCGCTCTTCTCTCTCCGGCTCTGCATCACGCGAACGACGTTGACGACCACCACTGTCTTCCACCACAGTTTCTCCCTCGTCACGACCACGCCGACGTTCGCCACTGTCATCGCGAGAACGACGCTCACCATCACCACGAGAACGGCGCTCACCACGCTCACGACGGGAGGCACCACCAGAGACTGCCGTAGAAACCTCATCATAGGTCGGCTTCTTCAGGATCTCTTCGAAGTCCTCAGGAGCATCTTCCAGCCACGCATCCGGAATAGGATCGTTGTCATGGAACCGGAATCCCTTATACTTCGTGCTGAGCCCAGTGCCAAAACGGACGAACTCAATGTCCTTCCCTTTGTCCGGATCGCTCGGATCAATGATCCCACCACCACGACGATCCTGAGACAGCTCTGCCACGTTGTCATTGAAGGACACCGGAGCATCGTACCAACGCAGCCCCTTAGATTCTGTCGTCTTGTCAGTCACATCGACCACCAAGAACAGATACCGCAGCTTCGGAGCCAAGTCCTTCAAGCGTGCGTCATCCGAATCCTGCTCCTTGATCTGCTCCATCAATTCACAGACCGGACACGGCTCGCCAAACATCTTCCGCAGGCACAGGAAGGTACTCTCATCCGCACCAATCTTCGTGTGCATGTAGATCTTCTTCCCGAAGTACGGAAGCTTATCATACGTATCGAACTTCGGAGAAATGATACGCACGAAGTTGGCTCCGCTTTCCGTCTTGTACTGTGTGATGCCCATACGCTCCAACTTCGCAGTGTCCACATAGAAATATCGGCTACCTCCACGGTTGTTAGCCTCACGCTGTTCTTCCTGAATCGCCTCTGACCGATCTCTACCTCTACCCATTGCATTTCCTCCAAATACTGGTTGACTTATCGTCTCACCATACGTGTTTTCTTTCAGCCCTAGCGGCACGTCTACGTTTCTTGTTCCCCTGGTTTACCAAACCTGCCTAGACCACAGCAGGCCGGAAGGCCGCCTTTCTTCGGCCATATTTTCACGTTTCATCGCAGACCGCCCCGAAGGGTCTAACATCCGCTCCACGCGCGTTTTAAGTCTCGGTGAACCCACTCCCGCGACCATCTTCACGGAAAGAACCGATCAATCTTTACCAGCATCCCCAAAACATGCTCGAACAACCAGTGCCGCCAAAGCACCCTTTCCACCATAGTACACGTTGACAGAGAAGGTCCGAATAACGCCAGCTATGTCCTCCGCATCCTCTATGTCATCACACTTCCTCAAGTTCGTCAACATGAATGACAACAATGCTTTCCGGAGCCTCTCAGGATCATCCTCGATAGCGTAGAACAGCTCCAGAATCTTCTTCCAGTCCCGCTTACGCTTGTCTGCACGTCGCAGCAACATCTTGCCAAGACTGATCACGTTCTCATCCTTCTCCGTTCCCTTCACGATGAGACGAATCGCTGTGTCCAAATCTGTCTCATCATGAACCATTTCCAGGGAGACCAGCGCCTCACGAGAACACCCCTTGGCAATCATAGCCACCGCCTCCAGGATCTTCTCATCCACCTTCCACTCCATCTTCTCACATGCGTTCTGGAGAACCTTCATCGTCTCCTTGAACGTGAGCTTCTGGACAGAATACTCTGTACATCTACTACGGATGCCCTTAATGAGATTCTTAGGAGCCGTTGTACAGAAAATGTAGTACACGTCTTCCGGAGGCTCATCCGTAGGATCTAGCAATGCCTCTTGTGCTGCTGGCGTCAGCTGATGACTCTCATCAAAGATGAACGTCTTAGGGGACCCATCCACAGCAGTCATCATAGAGCTGTGTATAACCTCCCTTACGGTCTCAATGCCACGTGTGTTCGCTGCATTGTACAAAAAGGTGCTACTTTCTGTAGAACCAAACGTCGTCGCCATGATCCTAGCCAGCGTCGTTTTCCCACACCCGAACGGACCATGCAGCAGGAACACATGGGGACGTACAGTGCCCTTGAGTGTCCTACTCAGAGCACTGATCGTCTCCTCATTACCCACAACTTCTTCCAGGGAGGAGGGTCTAACAATCTGATACAGCATAGTCCATCTCCACTACAGAATCACCTGATGGCAAGACTCACACATCGCATAGTCCTTAGTGATCTCACCCGCCACCAACTGCAAGTCACGTGCCGATGCTTGAGATAGGGCCTGATTATGCGTCCCCACCGCCGTCACCGCATTGTAGATATCGTACATCGTCTGAGCACCCATGCCGTCATTTTGCTTCGCCAACTCATCACGGATGATGCCCTGTGTCCGTGTCGGAATACCGAACTTGCGGAAGATACTCTTCAGCGTGCTGTCCAACTGCCCAACAACACCCACCTCTGTGAGCTGCTTGATGCGGTTGAACTCACACTTCAATTCCTTCGCACTCCGATTCGCTGCCGTCTGCGCCCACAACGCAATGTCATCGTTGTTGTTACTTCTCCGAGACCACTTGCTCAGACTCTCAGACGTGATAGCCCCATTCGAACACCACTGACGGAAGATGTACGGCGTGACCTCCAATGCCTTTGATCCAAATATACTATTTTGCACTGAGATCCCGCCGTACAATGTGTCTCCCGTCTTCGGCTCAAACGTCTCATTTAGGACGACGCAGAACCGTGAGTAATCCAAGTCAGTACTGACCTGATGATAGCCCAGAACCTCAACACCATCCAGGCCCGCAAGAATGTTGTCATGCAACATCATGTTGGAATGATAGTCCGGACGATTCTTGTAAGCGCCCACCACTTTACCATCCCTCAAGAAGAACCGCATCTTCTGCCCCGGCACACCACACCAATAGTTCAGGTGATCCCTAAGCATATGATACGGGCACTTGCGAGAATAGGACGCCGGAATCCCAATACAGGTCGCTGCCTGCTGCAATCCAGTGTCCGTCAAGGTATGTTCTTCACCAATGATCGCCACCCTCGCTGGCTGTCCCTGCATCACCTCCTGGAACTCCACCGCCTTCTCCGTGCCCAGATCCACATCCTTATGTGTGAGTCCTTCGGTGGGCTCCAGTGTAGCAACCAGTTGATCCCTAGTAATCAAATTCAACTCTGACATTCTGTTCCTCCCAAAATCGTCTCTCCCTTCACTATCATTATACACCATCAATCCAAAGCGTGTCACGCTTCTGGAAGAATTTCCACTTTTTCTACAAAACCACACTCCATGCAATCGTAGATGTGGAACTTCTTGTCCTCCTCTTTCACCTTCTGATCCGAATGCGCCGTCTCATTGCCACAGTCTCCACATACCCGAATAGCCAGACCGTGCATATCATACCAGTTCCGTCCCACTTCCCATTCGAAGACCATAGGAACATCACGCTGCCACTCAAAATAATGATGCGTCATGATCGAATCCACCATAGGAACTATGCGAGTGATCTCATTGGGGATAGCATCAAACGTCACACTGTCATGCACCTCAATGATCGGCAAAGATCGGATACCCTCATCCACAAACATCTTCGCCACCAGATCCTCCTCGATACGAATGATCCCATTCAGAACCAAGTGGAATGCAGGACCCTGGATCGGATAGTTCACCAGCTGGTTGTAGCTCAATGGGCCATGGCTCCGGAATCCAGTAACACCTTCCAAGTACCCATTTAATAGATAATGCTCCCTGTTCTCAGCCTGCCACTTCTTCACACCGGCAAACTCTTCCCAGAACTCAGCCTGCACCTTGAAGACATGCTCCTTGGTCACACCCAGAGGTGCCATGTTCTTGGCAATGGAATCCGCAGTCGATCCAAAGAAAGAGGGGAAGACGAATAGGTTCTTGGCCCAGAATCGCTCTGTGTCCCGATCAATCTCAGACTTTGGTTTTTGGAAGAGACGGATCGCCCACTTCATATGCATGTCCACGCCTTCCTTGAGCTGTCGAATCAGCTCTCGGTCATTAGACGCCATAGCGATAATGCGAACCTCAAGAGATCCCTGATCGCCTTCCAAGAATACTCGCCCCTCAGATGGCTTGATGCATCTTCTGAACTTCTTCAACTCAGGATCGTGCTTGAAGACATTCTGCACATTCGTATCAGAAGCAGAGGATCTGTAGGTTGCCGCCCTATTCAGATTATAGTTCGGATGAATGTACCCATCAGCTCCCATGACCTTGCGGTAGCCCTCTACCCTCTCCAATGCGGAACATGTCTTACGGAATCTCAACACGTTAGACAGCAAACGGCGCACAGAAGCATTCTTCGTGCTCTTCTGAATCTCCACCAATGTGGCCTCATCCGTGCTGGGATTCTTCCCCTTGGTCATCTTAGTGGACTCTATCTTGTACCCATCATAGATCACCTTGCCCACCTGAGCTGGAGAATCCACATTGAATGTCTTCTCCTGTTCTACCTCATATGCCTTCACCTTAGGATCACCATACACATCAGCCAGACACCGATCCTGCTCTTCTTTGTACTTCTTCTCAAATGCCGCCAGTTCATCCAAATCAATCCGCACACCTCGATGCTTATAGCTTGCCAAAGCCTTCGCACCCCGCATCATAAAGCCATGGAAGAACGCACCCAATGTCTCATGTCTCTCGAAGAACCTACGCTGCCTCTTATATGCCAAGAATGTGTAACGCGAATCCAGAACGCTGTACGTGACCTGATCCTTCAATGAAGCATCCGGAAAATGTACCACATCCAAGATCTCCTTATAGTCATCTCCACGCATCTGAAATGCCTGAAAACCCAGACCAGTAGACTTACTATTGCAATACATGACATGAGCACCAATCATCGTATCATGGATACAGTTGACTACCGGTGTATCGAAGAACCTACGACTCCACGAATCTTCCATGTTCAGGTTCTGTACAATCTTCGGCACATCACTAGCTAGAAGCTGACCCAACGTTCTGCATACATAGGACAACTCCACATCATTGAAGTACGGATTCCCATTCTCATCAATCAATGAGAGAGGAATCATCACACCATGGGCAGGGTCTGTAGAAAATGACACGCAGTAAATGTCCGTCCCATCCAAATGCGCATGAAGCTCATTGGTCTCAAAGTCAAAAGAGAACGGATCTCCATTATTGATCAACGCCTCCATGTAGGCAATAGCCTCATCTGGGTCCGTAATCAGTTCACACCCTTCTCGATCCAAGGGCTTAGGGAGCTTCTTCCCCAACTTCGCCACACACCTAGCCAAATCATACAAAAACAGATTCTTATCCGCTGGACTGTATTGGTCCTTCTCTCGTGCCAAATAGAAACTGGGCTTGTGAGCACCACCCACCCAGCATCCATACTCATGATATGGCAACACCTGCCCATGCATCAGCTGTGTATTGAACTTCACCTTCTTCAGGTGCTGAGGACGCAACACAGATTTGATGGCAGGAGTCCCCAAGCAGATGATAAGCTGAGGGTTGACAATTCGAATGTCTTCCAGGAGCCTGCCACGGCACGCCTTCATCTGCGTCTCTGTGGGCTCCTTCTCCATGTATGCATTTTTCATTCCTGGGAAGCAACCCACCACGCTGGTGCGAACACAGTCCCGGTCTAAACTAATGCCTAGCTGCCGTAATGAGGATCTCAACAGATCCCCATCATTCCCCATGAACGTCACGCCATCCCTATCGTCTATACGACTGGGGGCCGTACTGATGATAAGAATACCCTTCTCTCCCTTGCCAAACCTCTTGATCTTCGGAGACTGGCACGATTGATACAGCTTGCATGTTTCACAGTTGTACACTTTAGCCTTAGTCGAAGATGCCTTCCTAGCTCCTCTCTTCGCTCTAGTCAAAGCCTTCCCAGTATCATTCTTCAACTCTGCTGAGAAGTCATCTGGAAAAAAGAATGCCTTTTGCTTTCTTACCATCTCTATTCCCTCATTCTTCCGTCGTCCGAATAAGATATGATGCTGGACCAAAAATGAGCATCACCACGCCATCATCCTCATAGAAATCGAAAGAAGTGCATGTCTTTTCTACGCCCTCAAACAGCGCCGGGTTCACGAAAAACCCCAATTCCTCCTCTCCAAAATCAGCATCAATTTCCACCTCTTCCTTCAGCCTTCCCAAATCTCCCTCAGACAGGATAGTACACTTGGTTCCTGTTATCAT